TCATCGGGCGCCCGGTCACCCGCATCTACCACGGCGTCGATACCGAGACGTTCTACCCGGTGTCACCGGGCAAGCCGATCCGGTTCGACAACGACACGCTCCGGTCCAAGGACGACTGCAAGGGCAAGTTCGGCATCGGGCGCGGGCGCAAGGTCATCCTGCGGACCGACCGCAACGTCATCCGCAAGAACTACCACGCGCTGTTCGAGGCGTTCGTGCCCATCGCTCTGGGCGATCCCGACGTCGACCTCGTGCTGCACTGTCGGGCCATCGACCCAGAGGGGATGGACCTCGTGCAGGAGATACTCCGACTGCCCGAGCCCATCCGGAACCGCATCGTCTTCACCAACGCCCACGACACGTTCAAGGGCTTCCCGGTCGAGGGGCTCAACGCCCTGTACAACGCCGCCGACGTGTACATGACCACCACCGGCGGCGAGGGCTTCGGGCTCACCCTGGCCGAGTCGCTGGCGGCGGGCGTGCCGGTCGTGACCACCGGCTGGGCGGCCGAGATAGAGGTGGTCGGGGGTGGCGGGGTCTGTGTCCCGCCCCTGCACGACTCATACGGCGAGGTCGTCCGCTACCACTCGGGCTACGGGATGGACTGGGCGGTACCCGATCCGCGTGCATTCACCGAACCCGTCCTCAGCCTGCTGTCACACCGCCAGCGGCGTATCTCGCTCGGCGCGATGGGCAGGCTCCACGTTCAGCGCTCGTTCTCGTGGGACACCGCCACAGACCAGTTCCTCGACCTGTTCAGCCAAGCCAAGGAGGCTGCGGCGTAGATGCCCCTTCCCACCGTATCCGACCTCAAGACGTACCTCGGCATCACCGGGGCGCAGGACGACGCGCTCCTGGCGCAATGCATCATCGACGCGGTGGGCAAGGCCGAGCGCGATACCGGCCGCGTGTTCGCTGCGGCGTCGAATGTCCGCACGACCTACTCGACCGACGGCCAAGCATGGCTGACGGTCCACGACCGCCCGTTCACCGATCCCAGCCGGACCGTGACCATCCAAGGCGTGACCTCGACCGAGGGCACCAACGTCTGGTTCCTGCCCGACCGGCGTGACCAGAACATCACGGCATCGGTGCAACTGCGCTACTTCGACCGGAGCAGCGCCGACTGGTACAAGGCCGACCCGTACTGGTTCGACAAGAACCTTGACAACCCGCGCGCCTTCGGGGGCACTCCCAACGACCTCGTCATCACCGGGATCATCGGCCACCCATTCCCCGACGACGACGTGGTAGGGGCCATCCGCCTGCTCGAGGCGTGGTTGTACTGGAACGCCAAGTCGGGCGCATCCGGAGTCGTGCAGCTGCCGACCGGCGAGTCACTGGACCTCGAGGCCGAGCCGCCACGCTACGCCGAGTTCGTCCGCAACTGGAAGATCAGGACGGCGGTGGCGTCGCCATGAGTGTGACCGTGCGCGGAATGCCGGCTCTCCAGAAGCGTCTTCGCGCGCTGGGGGATACGCGCGACATCATGCGTCAGATACAGATCGAGACCATCGCCGAGGCCAAGGCCAAGGTCCCGCGCAAGACGGGGTTCCTCGCGCGCAGCATCGTGCCCGGCAACCTCGACGACGACTTTGCCATCATCAACGTCAACGCTCCCTATGCGGCAGCGGTGGAGTTCGGCACCAAGCCACACGTCATCGTGCCGAGGAATGCGCGCGTGCTGGCCTGGCCGTCGTCCGAGGGTGGGCGTCGGCTGTCTGGGCGGGCACGCAAGGGCACCAAGTCGGGCGACATGACCTTCGCCAAGAAGGTCAACCATCCGGGCACCAAGCCGCAGCCGTTCATCGTGCCCGCTGCACTCAGTGCCATCGGCCATCACTTCGCCGGCGCCATCATCAAGCTCTGGAATGGCGCCGCGTGAGCACGACCTTCCGACAGGACTTGGTGGCTGCCATCGTCGCCTCGCTCGATGTCTTCATCGCGGCCAACCCGACGCTGCTGAAACGATCCGAACTGGCCCGACCCCCGTCGGTCATCGGCGACATGCCGTTGGCGTTCGTGGACAGCCGCGACGAGCGCATCCACTGGACCCGCGGCGTCATGGACCGGGTGATGACGGTGCCCATCGTCATCGTCTGGCCGATGTACGACAACGTCGAGACCGTCCGCAAGGTCGATGTGCTGGTCGACGCCATCATCGACCACTTCAACACCAACTCGCTCCACTTCGTGGACAACTCGTCGTGGAGCGACGTGACCATCGCCGACGAGGACTACCCGGTCGCGTCGGATGACGGAAGCGTCCGTCACTTCTATGCCACGCGCATGACGTTCGTGGTCAGCAAGGGAGAAGGTCGGGCGTAGGCCGCGACTAAGGAGGTACCAGCGTGTCTGTCAGCGGCCTGCAGAGGCTCCGCAAGCTACAGATCGGCTATCAGGCCTCGTTCGCATCCAACACGGGTGCGACGAAGGCGCTGCCGTATCGCGGTGCGATCGAGATCGACCCGCAACTCACCGACCCCGATGTGGACGTCGGTTCGCTCGACCCGATCCTCGCGCCGTTCGCGGGTGCCGCCAACTTCACCTCGACATGGGACGGCAACCTCGCCTACAACGACGCGCCCGATCTGTGGGCGGGCATCATCAAGGGTGGTGTCGTCCCCACCGGCGCGACGGCCAAGACGCACACCTTCACGGCGGCGTCATTGACCCAGGACACCTTCCCATACGCGACGTACCAGTGGGGCGACGATGTCACCACCGACTGGATTCACGGCGGCGGGTCGGTCATCGACGAACTGACCACGGGCTTCGACGAGGACCTCGGAGCGTGGACGGCCAACTTCAACGTCATCCACGCCCGCGCGGCATTCGGCAGTCCGACCGGCGGTCTCACCGTCGACAACAACCCGACGTGGGTGTACGGCGCCGATACCGAGGTGTTCATCGACGCCTCGGCGGGTGCCATCGGCACGTCTCGGCTTGACGCATCGGTGCATCGCGCCGAGCTCCGCGTCACAGCAAACAACGACCCCAAGCGGTTCGCACAGGGTGCCGCCGCAGGCTCCAACGTGTCGCGCTTCAACCTTGCCAACTTCGGCCGTGGCCAGCGCGAGATCGAACTGGTCCTCGGTGTCGCCAAGACCACCGCCACCACGGCCCAGCGCCAGTCCATCGACGACGCCCCGCCGGCCGAGGTCTACATCGAACTCCGCTCGACGTCCACGGTCATCATCACCGGCACCACCCCGTACTCGCAGTCGATCCGGATGCCGATGCGGCTTATCACCGCCACCGACACCGAGTTCGGCGAGAACAACACGGGCTATGAACTGACCTACCGGGCCAGATACAACTCAACGCTCGGCTATGCGATCAAGGTGGTGACGGTCACGACCAACAGCACCACCTACTAAGGAGTCCAACCTGATGCGCTCAACCGAGTTCGTCAGGGTGCGCGACTGTGCGTGCCCTGACTCACCCCATGCGGAAGAGGGGGACGGCGTTCTCATCTCCGCCACCCTGCCCGCCGAAGGCGGCATCGAAGCCGAGCAGCAGATGACCGAGGCGCAGGAGCAACTCCGCCGCGGGCTCCTGTCGCCGGATGCGTTCGGCGATCACCTCACCCGGAAGTGGCTCATCACCTTCGTCCGCTACGGGGCGCAAGGCTGGAACCTCGTCGACGAGGAAGGGTCGCCTGTGCCCTTCGACATCGACGACCTGTTGGCGGACTGGGCATTCGCCCGTCCGGTCGCACTGCGCGCGGGTGAGCTCTACCAGGCATCGGTGGCCGCCCCTTTCCAGACGGCACCCGCGAAGCCATCGCGCAATGGGCGGACGCGGGCTACGACATCACGTCGCCGCTCGCCGACCCCCGTGCCGTCCGAGTAGCGGTCGCCCACGAGTTCGGCGGCTTCGAAGCCATCGGACGGATGTCATGGGAGGACTACTCCCTAGCCCGTCAGCTGCTCGTCGAGAAGTACATCGGGACCAGACTGCGCGAGGCGCAGCATCACGAGGACGCCAAGTTCCAGGCGTCTACGCGGGCCCTCCAACGCCTACAAGGAGCTAGATAGATGGCGTTGGCCGAGACCGCGAACCTGGCGATCCGCATCGACCTCGAGGGCAACGCCCAAGCGGGGATCGCCAAACTGAATAAGCAACTC